TTATTATAACAAATACATAATACTAATACAACCACAAAACCCCCGAAAAATCGGGGGTTTTAGGTAATAATATATTTATTATTATTAAACTGTCAATACACGGTCAATAATCTTACCATATTCAGATCCAGCATAGTTACCATCTGGAAGAAGACGGAAGGTTACTGGAAATGTGGTTGGAGTTGTACGTGCTAGTGAGAACTGTGACTGTTGAACTGAAAGAACACGACGTGCATAATATACACGCTCTGCTCTCGCAACAATAGACCCACGCTGTACTGTAGGGGCTTGACCGACAGCAACGAGCTGACGCTCAGTTGGTGCAATACCGAGAGCACCAGCAGCAATACCCAAAGTTGCCTTTGATGAAGTTGCTCCTGCTGTACCTTCGTTGATAATTGTGTTGTCTTGTGTAAGCGCTGTGTTATTTGTTGGATCGTCTGCCTGTCCGAATACGACTAGAACGTTTTCTAGTGTACCTTCAGACATTTCTGTCATGATCATAACTTCCATCGCAGACTTGAACAGCTTAGCTGTATCAAGAAGCTGATCTACTGTTACTGAATCGTATGTTGGGTTATAAGTGATCTGAAGACCATTATTTGTAAAACCTACGTTTCTGTAATAGAATGTTCCAGATGTAATTGCATTTAGTGTATCTGTGTAAGATGTACCTGTTGCAAATGCTGGACCACTGTTTACTCCTGGCTCTGAGTTAGCGTGTGTGCTCTCATATCCAGAAACAGTAGAGTCGATGTTTGAAATGAACAATGGCGAAGCTCCAACGAGAATATTTTTAGCATTACCTGTTGATTGTGCCATATTTATTTCCACCTCCTGTGAATTCTATAAATTTTTAGCTGGCTAGGCTCTTTCCTCATGTAATCCAATTCTAGGCCATAAGGGGTCAAAAGGCAAATATTAAGAGTATCTGCCTGATGTGTCCGTCATCCGTGAATATTTGACCTCAAGGATTACGTCCGCAGAGAAAAATCCCTGAAGCTCCTCTGAAGGAGATGTCGGAGAAATATCTGCAATATAAATTGAATGAAATTTAAACTTATTAGATAGGTTAGCCCATAGATTTATGTCTTTGGCAGAATCGTCCATTCGTCTAAATTGATCAATCATAAAATTTCTTACTTCATTAATTTCTGAGAAGTCAGTTGAATATGTCGTAAATAGGACTTGCTCTGTACAAATAAGCCAAATATCGTCATAGGCCATTCCTACCTTATCGTAGACTATATGCTTCTTCCCGCTCAAAAATTGGTTCATTTCAGCAGTTTGCTGAACTGGAACAATAGGGATTATATTTTCGTTTAAATTATCTGACCAGTAATCATCTTCGTCAAATATTTTATATTCTACCAACTTCGTCCATATAAATTTACGAAGTTCCGTCATGGCATCTATTTTAAAATTTACTGTCATAGGACTCCTCCAAAGGCGCTGTGTAGGGCAGAATCTGCCTGTAGGCTAATTGTATTTGGAGTAAACTTATACTGAACACGCTTAATATTTGCTGGAACAGATAAAGCCTTAGCCATTGATGCACCAAATAACTTTTGGAAACCAGAACTTTTAATTGAATTATTTACAAGGTTTCCTGTAAAAAATCTTGCATATGCCAATCTAAATTGATTAGTTGCTGCCTTTCCGCCTGGTCTATTTACTGTAACAGATTTTTGTTTAGGCATAAATACTGTTCCGCCTGGTACTTCAAATACTAGTCTTTCAGAAAATCGTGGGCGAATAACGACTGGAATACCAGCCTCCATTATCATAGCCTTATCTTTAAATACGTGTCTATGTACGCCTTTATTAGTTGGAACAAGTGTCTTTGAATCTAAAAATTCATAAGACATTCTAAATGACATGCCCTGTTCTGAAATAACTTTTAGTTTAAATAAACGAGCATTTGGCTGACCAACACGTTTCCACTCATAAACATGATGAAGAGATTTAGGCTTAACTCTTGCCTGAGCATCTACATATAGCCCAAAGTCTTTTTGAATTTGATCAAATATTGTTTTTGTAAATTTACTTTGAAAAGCCTTATTCTTACTCAATTTAGCAAGGACCTGAGCATTATAATATACGTAAGCAGATACTTGTGCTACTGTACTATCTGTTAGAGTAGCATTCTTTGAACCCGCCATTAACTTTTCAAGACCGACGGCAGCCTGAACCAATGCTGTGCTATTGTCCAATTTGCTGATTCTCCGATCTTACTACTGTAGTATTGTATCCAATTAAAGAACCAAATGGGTCTGTGATTGGAGTAGTTCCCACAACCTCAAAAACTGTTGGCGTATCAGAAGGAAAATTAATTTCAGTCCAAACGACTATGCCTTCTTGATTTCTAATATTAGTAACCTTTTCTCTGGCTACTAATTTTTCAGATGTTCTAAGCTGTACTGTCTGTTCATTTTTATACTTATTGTCAAACACCTGTCTATCGCTTGAGCGAGTTGTTGCTGAGTTACTAATTACGCCTTTTGCATGACATGGAATAGTTCTATGAAAATTCCACTCTCTTTTAATTGCCCCAGTGTCTGGGTCTTGAATTTCAGATTGACGGTATACGTCAAGCTTCATTGAAAGGATTGAATCAACTAGCCCTGAAGACATTAGATTATAACTATCTTGGAGAGAACGAAGTCTTCAAGAAGTTTGTCTGCGTAAAGGTTTCCTGTTCCGCTATGAGCACCGCTTGTATACTTGAAGTCCCAGTCAAATGTAGATAGTTCTCCTATATATTTATTTCGCCAAGTATTATCTTTAGCAAAAAAATCTTTCATTAGTTCTATGGCTGCAAGCTCTACATTATCTGGAATATTTGGATATCCAAAAGAGCCCACTACTGTATATCTGTTTCCAGATTTAAATATCCCATCCCCATCATGAATAGTTGGGGGAACCATGCCGTTTGCTGTATATACAGTATTATCTAAAAGATTAGCACGGTTAATTCTTATACCAAATCCGCTTTCAACAATATCTATATCGTAGTTCCAGTTATCTGTGTCTGGATCTGTTAGTTTATCTATCAAAAGAATATCGTTTACATATAGTTTATGTAAGTCATATAATTTTTCTGGAAGAAGAAGAGTGTCTGAATCGGATCCATAAATTGAAAATGTTTCATTATATAGATAAAATTTTTGACCAGTATAATTTTCTATATTCTTACGAGCATATCTTTCTGCTGATCTAAGTTGAGAATATGTCTTATATTCTGGGTCTGAAGGATCTTCTCCAAGACCAAGAGAGTCGATAGACTGTTCAATATCCACATATGGCTGAATAACAAATACTTTATGCTCTCTTACTTGAGCATTAGCATTTATTTGATATGACCATCTAAGTTTTAGATCTCGTGATTTATATGTTCCATTTACAGGAAGGGATACTTGATATACTCCTATATCAACTTCCGACTTTTCAGCCGTTAGTGTGTATAGAATTGAGTTAGGATTAATTGGAGGGTTGGCAGTAGGATCTTCCGTAACATCATAAACAGTTACAACTGGAAGAGCATCTGCATCTGTAGGTTCTCCTCTCCAATAAACTTTATGCTTTATTGGAAACGTGGAGCCTATTGATAATTCCATTTTGTATAGGCTAGATTAGTTGTAGTATTCCTGTACCTCTGTTGGGGTAGCTAATCTAAAGCCTTCCTCCTTGTCAAAAATTGCCTGGGCCTTATCTGAAGTCATCGCAACAAATGGATGATCTTTAGTAAAGGTAACTCCCATAATATCATACCTAAAATTAGCTCTTGTCATGCGAACCAAAACTGTATCCTTTGGTTGCTCTTTCTTGTGATCAAATCTAGGTAGAACTTCGTCTGAATCTTCTTCCGCCTCTTCAATATCACTTAGGGTTTTCTGATAGATTGACCATGTTACGCCTTCTTCTGCGAGGGCTGCAATAATGTCTGATTTATTTTTTAGACCTTCTACTTCAACTGCAAAGTCTTCTGCAATCTTTTTTA